CTATACGACTCAAATTACTATTTCTTCTGATATATTTATCAGATAAAAAATTAAATGATAACTACATAAGTTCTTGGAATTTGGAATGGATTATTAATGATAGATGCAGAAATTTCCTGTATATAAATTGTACCAATTCCAATATAAGTAGATTTCGATAAGGATTCGAATCCTGAAGAGAAGGTGAAGAGACTTCCCGTTGTATCATCATATATTCTTGAAACAGATTCATTAGAAGATCCAAGAACATTAATTGTACCAAACCCATCTGGAGCCGGAATAAAGATAATATCTGGATATACAAGTTGTCCAGAAAGTGTTATGACTCCAGATCCAACTTGAGAGTATGTTGCAATTTCCGAGGTAATTGCAGTTCCATCTAACGTAAATAGTCCAATACCAACAACTGGATAATCAGATTCTATAGAAGTTGTTGCAGATCCATAGATTTGCAGAATAATCGTGGATTCTGGAGTTTGTGCTGAATAAGACTCGGATTTACCAGATAAAGCAAATAGACTTCCAGATCCACTATAAACATTCGACTCACTTTCAAGAGTAGTACTGGTAACAAATATTGTTCCTATTCCAGACTCGGAATGGGTCAGTTTAATATTTTGATATGTTCCAGATAATGTATAGAGTCCAAATCCAACATATTCATGTAAATCGGACTCTGCAGTTATAGCACTTCCATTAAATTCAAATAGGATTGTATTTTCTTCAGGATTTGCAATAAAGGATACATATGCAGAATCTTGACTATCGGATGTAATTTCTTCACTATCACATGTATCATAATCGTTATCTACATTATGTTGTACAAATCTAAATAGTCCTCTTGCCGGATAATTTGGAATAAAGAATGTGCTTGAATTTCCACTAAGATTTGTAGATCCAGATCCTTCGTAACTATTAGTGATCGATTCTTTAATGAATCCATTGATAACATAAAGTACTTCTGTTTCTGGAGTTTGTGCGGAGTATACTTCAAAACTCGTTCCAGAAATACTAAAGAGTTGAATATTTTCTGGATCTTGTAACGAGAAACTTTCCTGTGCAGACGCCGATATCGTTAAAGTTCCAGATCCAAAATATGCATCCGTTTCGGAGTAAGAACCTTCACTAATTTCAAATCCGATTATAATAGATCCATTATTATCGAAAGTTATATCAGTTTCATCAAATGTATCAGACTCTGAATCAAATGTACCTAGAATCTGACGTTTTCCAAGATAAACTGTTCCAGATCCAACATAACTATCAATTTCAATCTCAATAATAGGTGAAGTTTGTTGAGATATGAATATAGTTCCCGATGTTCCTGGATTTACAATCATTGCCATAATATCCATAAACCGCGATTTCTCTTGTAGAGGCAATTCCAGAAATTGTTGTAATACCGGAAGAAATATAACCCTTTCTAGTATAGCTCCAAGACTTACCAATTCCAAGGGGAGCATAAGGATATTGAACTTGTGGACTAAATCCGGTAATTACATTAAATAATCCAGTTCCAGTATATGGAGTTAATGGGCTATACTTAGCAAGATTATTAGTTTGATCAAATTTAAATGTACCAATACCAGAACCAGAGTTGAAATCACCAATTCTAAATCCATATCTATTGGAATATGTTTTAGCGTCACGAGGATTTCCATCTCCATCTGGGAAGGTTCCAACTCCAACTCCAAACTGAATTCCAGTTGTCCCGATACCAATATTCTTTTCAATACCATAATGAGGTATTAATCTTACTTCTGGATGTACTAGAGGAGTATTACTAAAGGTAAGTGGAGGTGGATCTACCGTTACATATTCCGAATTTCTATTGTATAATGCACGTTTGTCTTCATCAAACGCAAATAGTACAGTATCCTCTGGAGTTTGTGCAGAATAAGCTTCTAGTCCAGTTCCAGAAATGTTAATAGAACCAGAAGCATTCCAGGAATCTATATCAGACTCTAAAAGTGTTGAAGAAAGGGTAAGAGTTCCAATACCAACTTCTGAGTAAGTAGCCTTAAGATCACTGGATCTTACATCTGAAGTGGATATGAATAATCCAGAAGTATAAACAAATAATTGTGTATTTACTAGCGGTTCCGCAATAAATTTCTCTATTGCAGTGGAACTTCCAGTTATCTGAATTCCGGTTGTTCCAATGCCAATGTTTTCTTCAATACCATAGTGTGGAGTAAAATCAATATTTGGATGTATAAGATTTCCGGATATTGTAAAGAGTCCTGAAGTTCCTGGATCTCTATCATCTCCATAATAACCATAAACAGCAATTTCTCTATTAGAAGAAATTCCAGATAAAGTATAAATTGGTCTATCACCATTATATCCCTTTCTAGTATAGCTCCAAGACTTACCAATTCCAAGAGGAGCATAATCATATGCAACTTGTGGACTAAATCCATTAACAACATTAATGGATCCGAATGGTTTGAGTCCACTACCAACATTCAGTTGACCATAGTTTTCAAAATTATTAGCAATATTAGATATGAACTGATTATCAGAGAAATCAGTTGCAATGCCTGTTATTAGTTGATAATCTTCTGCATCAATATCAACAAATTCATTATATACATAAGTTCTACTTTCTCTACCAAAATCTTGTCCAAATAGAGTTCCAGTACCAAGCCAAGAAAATGCAAATTGTTCGTTTGTTATAGATCCGGTAAATACAAATGCATAAGTTCCTATGCCAATATTTTGATCTATACCATAATGTGGCGTAAGATCAACTTCTGGGAATTGTAGAGGTGTTCCAGAAAGGAATATGGTTCCACTACTAGTATCTGCTGGTTGTGGGTATAGGTGGTCTCCTGGATTCAAGCCATAGACTTGAATCTCTCTTGTTTCAGCAAATGAAGTCGTAATGAAAAGAGATCCAAATGGATTAATTCCACCAGGTATAAGTGGAGTTGATACAAATCCATTATCTAATCCTGCAGCCTGTCCTCCCAATGAGGAGTAATCATCACCAAACAGAGCCTGTTGAGAAATAAATCCATAATCATCAAAATTGGGGTAAATACTTGTATCATCCCAAACATAAGTTCTAGACTCTTTACCTAATCCTAGAATTTCGGAAATGAGTACAAATTGTGTCTCTTCTGGTGTTTGGGCAATATATGATTCATTTGCAGAACCAGATACAGTTATTGTTCCAGAACCATCTGGGGATGGAGTGTAATCTACATCTGGATAAACTAAATTACCAGATAGAGTGATAGTACCCGAAGTTACATAATCTACACCATATACTTGTATTTCTCTGTCCGAAGAGAAAGATGAAATATAAATTGAACCAAAAGGAAAATCTGCAGAAGCCGCAGGTAATGGAAAACTAACTAAACCATAATCCGTAAATGGACTGTATATCTGACCAACACTTCCAAATTCTTCATTATCTGTAGTTGGACTCAGTGAAACTAATCCATAATCATCAAAGGTATCGTAAATACTTGTATCGTCATAAACATAAGTTCTAGATTCTCTACCAAAGTCTGCAAACGTTATTGTTCCAACGGAGACTTCGTTGTAAATGACTTTTACTACTGCTTGTCCATCTAGATACAATCTATAATTTGGATAAAACTCTGCAGATCCGCTAACAGATAGTTTTCCAAATGGAGTATCTAAGGCTATTACATTATCTTGTATAAATTGATAATCAATTACGGAAGTACCGGCATCTTGTGATACCTGTCCAAAATCAAGAGGACCATTAGTACTAATACCAGCAATTAAACCATAATCCTGAGTATTATCAAATACTATTGATGATTCGTTATAATCAAACGTTACTCTTTCTAAAGCCGTCTCAGCGACGGTCTGATCGATTCGCAGTGTACCTGAAGCTACATAAGGTCTAATAGTTCTTTCTAATCCACTACCTATTTCAAATAGAGTTCCATTTCCTGCCCAAATAAATTTGACATTAATTATTGATGTTCCGGACAGAACTAATGGAACGGGAGTAAATGACTCCAAATAAGTTACTGATTGTCCACCTAGACCATCATTATTTGATATACTTCCGAATGGAGTTATTGTTCCAGAATTTGATATATAACTATAATCTTCCCTAGGCGTAAAACTATTATCAAATGTTTCTGGCCCAGAGTTATCGTCAAAAGTTAGTAAAGATGATGAAAAATTATTTGGATTATTAGGAAAGTCTCCATATGGAATTTCTGATGATGATTGTACAGGTATTTGGGAATAATCTTCGGACGCAGAAATATTTCCCGAAGTTATGCTGCCATAATCTTCGGTAGAAAAAGAATTTATTCCATCAATAGTGTTATACGTGAATACCCGCATTTAGACTTACCCACAAATGTGAATATTAATAAAAAGGAGGATCGCCATAAACAAGCAACCCCCCATATCCAAAATCAGAATATTTTTAAAAAAATAAAATCAATCAAGAGCCACATTTAGAGTAATCTTGATTTGGTCTCCATTATTTTGAATGGAATATGGTCCATTAGTAAATCTTTCAGCATACATAATAGAACTATAAAGAGTTGCCGTACTCAAACCTGCGATTCCATTTGGAGTTGGACTTAGAGATGGAGTTGTATAGAACTCATTAGCATTAGGAACAGAGAAAACTGTATAAGTTCCGGAAGATAACGTAGTATTTCCAGTTCCGGCTGCAACATAAAGAATATCTCCAGCAACTAACTGGTGGCCAGTCATCTGAATTTTACCGTAACTAAATTCAACACTAGGATCTGTAGCGACCTGAATGTTATCAATTAGGGCTTTATCCAAATAAACAACTTTTAATGCTCTATCAATACCAATTACTTTGGTTCCTGTTTGAATACCAGCATTTCCGCCAACAACCATTCCAAGAGTAAGATCATCAACACTTTGATCTGGATCTACTGTAATATAAAGATTACCTACGACTCCAATTACTGGATCGGTATTATTACCTTTGGTGACAGTAGTTCCAACACCAACTGTTGCAGCATGTACAACTCCTTGTACAGCAACAGGCATATTATTTGCTCTTGTTACATAATAACCGTAAATATCACCAGCATCTCCAGTAAATGTAAAGGTCTGTTCTGGGTAAGTTGCAGTAGTACCAGAACCTACCTGGTTAATTCTCCAACGTGATCCATTTAGGAGAATACCTGTTTGTGAGGTATAAGTTTGATCTGTTCTATTATTTACACAGTATGGATAACCTGTATAAGGAGCATATCCATAAGCATTGGTATTTCCAATTCCATATGGTTCAAAATATGCAGTAGCGGAAGGAACATCAGACTCAGCCGGAGTCGTGTTACTTGTGAAAAGTTTTAAAACTAGGTTTCTGGGAGACTGGTCAGCAAGACTTGCGGTGTGGTTGTTCTGTGCAACCAAGTATCTGAGTGACTCAAGTTCTCCAATATTTGGAACTAATAGTGCCATTTAAACAACTCCCTGCAGGTTACGATTTTTAATAACTATCTTTATTTATAATTTTAATTTTAAAGAGACTAGAAAACGATTTATATTATTCACGGAAATAACATCAAAAGTCAAAATATCTCCGGATACAATTGTAGTGTCCCAACCACTTAGATTATCATCACGAACTTTTCTTGAGTTGGTCATTTGTGGATAAACTCCACCAACTATGGAAGTAAAAGTTGGAAATGTCGAATAATTTGATTTTTTTATATCTAAAGTAAGATCCCCTTGTTGATCTGAAAGAATTACCAAAGATTCTATAAATCCACTTACATCTAAAGTAACAGAACCTTTATTTCCAGACAACATTGCAATTGAACCACTATCAATTACATAATTAATAGTTCTGGTCAAATCTGCGGTTGTAGCTAAAGCAATAATAAAAACATCATCACCTGGGTTTGGAGCTACTGTAAAAATTATATTATCTGTTGAAGTTGTATAATCTTCAATTGGTTCTAAAACTAAATTATTTTTAACAACAATCAATTGTTGATCATTAATTGGTACGTAAGAATTTCCAGTTGAAGTTAATCCAAAAGTATGGGCTACTCCAGTAAATTGCGAATTAAGTTCATCAAGAATTACGTTCCCATATTGAATAGATTTGGTTGGTATTTCATAATCTACACCAATTCTATATGGGCCAGGTTCATTAAGAGTTACTAAGTAATCTGTCATTATGATACTCCTGGAGTTACCAAAACATTTCCTTGAACAGCTCTGCTTCTATAAGAATTGGGAGAAATTAGAATAACATCATAAACATAACGACCACCTTCAATTGCATCAGTTGCAGTATATCCCATTGAAACTGCAATTTTTCCATTCAATCTATCTACAAAAGAAAGAGTTAAAGGATATGCAGTTGAAGAAGTTGGATGTTTTCTTATTGAAGAAATTCCAGTATACCCTGTTAAATTTAATGGTGCATTATTTGTGTTCCTGATTGTAAAGGTGGCTTGAAAGTCAACCCCTTGTTCAAGAACTAAGTTTACATTCCTTGCCGCCATTATTAGAACCTGTTTTTAAGTATTTATGAGTTACTGTCTAATTTTAATAAAAGAAGTTTCATCATATCTTTTATATCATTCAACTCAGATTTAATTTCATCAATTTCATGCATCTTATTTTTTACAGATTCAAACTCTTGCATTTCTTCAATTTTTTTTCTTTTTAGTTCCAAATACGCATTAAATTCTGAATCGGAACAATTTAAGATTGCTCCAGAAGAAGAATCTCTATATAGTCCCGTACTACCTTCTACCGGAATTAATTCCATATTAAATTGAAGCAATGGCTCTTAGATCTTTTATTCTAGGAACAAATGATGAATTTGTTCCTGTCATTAAAATTTTGATTTGGAATCCAGAAAATTGAGGTAATGATGTAGCAGTATATTCATATGATGAAAACTCATCTTCAGATGCAGCAGAAAGAACTTGTTTATCTGGCAATCCATTATTATCAGATGGATTTATAACTTGTCCGTTTGCATCTAGATTTGTATAACCTGGGAATAATTCCCATAATGGTTCGGTAGTAGCATCAGATCTGAAAAGTCTGTAAAGAACTCTTATGTCACTTGTGCTATGTCTAAATGCATCAAATAGAACCTTAATATTATCCGCCACTTTTTCTAGAACAACAATTTTACTCAGATAAACAGCAGCAGTTGGATCTTCAAGGATAGAATTGACTCTAGAATCGGTTGCATAATTGGAAACTTTAGAATTTATCCTATTTGCAATAGTAATTAAATTTACTCTATCCAAATCAATCATTGGGGAAACTTTACTTTCATCAGTAGTAAGTTCCAATTCAATTGTAAATGATTTATTACCAGGATAATCCGCTAATTTAGTAGTTTCATTTATTCTTGAAGCAATAAGTCTTGGACTGTTAAAAGTATTCGTTTGATTGATAGTTATCTCTTGGAATCCTTGATCAACAAATGCATTCAAATTGCTGTCTGGAGTAGACGCGGAGAACGTTCTTGCTCTTGCAGAAATGGATGTGCCTTCTGGCAACATTACTTGGAAATTAGGAAGAATTGCATTGAATGGAATATTTTGAGTTGCCTTAGGGCCCTTAATTGATCCAGATGAAGGAACTATATCATAAGATCCGCAAGACTTATCCGAATTAAAATACAATTCTGGGAATGAATTTGTATTTCCAGAAGTCCTATCAGTTCCTCCGGTACTCATTCCTACTTTAATATAATAATAATCTAAATCTTGTGGGTACTTAGATAAA